GAGGATCATCCTCTCAGCCCAGTTCCAAACGTGACCTTCGAGGTGCGTTCCGACCGTAGGACGGGCATCCGAGGATCACTCTCTCGCATGAAGTTGTTGTCGATACTGTCCATCTGCTGACGAGTCTGGCTCTGATAATACTCCGCACGCTGTCGTGAGAGTTCGGCCGGAATCTTGCAGAGAAGTAGACCACCAACTTCGACGTTACCTTTGAACCGGCTTCCCGCATCGGCCTCGATCATGAGTTCGGGATGGTCTTCGGCGCGAACGGGCACATACCCTTCACGAAATTGCCGGCTGACATTGGTGTTGTCTGGCGAGTTAGCCATGGCGGTGCGAATCCAGCGGTATACATACCCTGGTTCGGGAATCGGGTCGGGGAGTATGGCGGGGGGCTTCCACGACGCGGGGGCAACTTGTGCGGCTCGAACGTCGAGCGAACGAGGGTTGCGGTCTTGGCGCTCGGTTTGGCCGGAAGAATCCGTTTGGTCCGTTCGGCGCGAGCGGTCAGGGCGGTCAGACATGGGGTGCTACCTTCACAACTGTGCAGCATATTGCTCTAGGGTAAGCCCCAGCCGACGGGCGATATTTTGCTGGCTTGCAGTGAGATGCACTTTGCGGGCGGTGCGCGGGCTACGTGTTGCCGCTGCCACCACCGATACCGGACGCCCCGTCACATCACTTGCCGGGGCGCCTGTTTTGAAGCCAGCGTATCGCGGGAACGTCCTGCGAACCGCGGAGTCAATCTCAGCGTAGTATTCAGGAGACCGGGGGTCAAGATTTTTCTTGTTAATGAGAATATCGCTGATCCCGAAGGCATAGGCCGTCATCTCGGCCTCCTCGTCCCCCTCCGCCTGGAACCACTTGTTCTTGTCATACCACTCAACGGCGAGTTTATCGGGGCCCGCCTCCGCAGCAGCCTGCGGCCGCGCCGCCGGCATCGGCGTTTCCACCACGGGTTGCGGGACATAGTCAGCGTAGTTTTTGTGTTCGGTCATACGGCCGAACATTTGCTCCTGCGCGGCCAGGAACTGCTCGGTGTCGCCGCGCTCGAACGCATCCTTGGCGTCGCGCCTCAACCCAGCTATCTGTTCCTCGGTCCGAATTTTGGCGGTGGTCACCAAGGCGGTTTCGTTGTGAGCGCTGTAATGCTTAAGGCGGTTGTTCTCGGCGATAAGCCCAGTGGCGTAGGTAACCGCGGCTTCGCGTTCGCGGACCGCTTGCTCTTTTGCGCGGCGCTCCGAGTTCGCTTTGAAGCTGAGGTCCTTGATGCGTTTTTGAACGTCCGTCTTGTATTGCGAAATTTCTGACGGCACGACCGTGATGTCGTCGTCGCTGTCCGTGCTGTCGGGCGCAACGAACCGCGCGCGGTCCGCCTGGGGGACATCGTCGACAATCGTGATCTCCACGCCGCCGTCGTCATCGTCGTCCATCTGGACTGCCACTGACCCGCTCATACCCGTTGCACTCCTCGGGGGTCTTCAACCGTAGCCTCTACGGTGTCGTCGTTGATGAGCCGAAACTCTTTGCCGTGGATTTTGATCCGGGTGCCCGAGTAGGCGCGGAACAGCACCCAGTCGCCTTCCTTGCACCAGGGCCCGTCGGGGAACCGCTTCTCGTCTTTGTAGGCGAGCGCCCCCAGGGTCAGGACAAACCCCACGATAGAGGCTGTTTGCTCGGCCTCCCGGATGGCGCCAGGGATATAGATGCCGCCCGCAGTCATATCGTCCAACTCGGGGAGGGTAATTAGGAGCTTATACCCCTTCGGGACGGGAAGCTGGGTGGCTTTAGCCGTCGGAAACTCATACGGCTTTAGGTCTACAACAGGCATCATATGGTGTGGTCCTCTCGCGCGCCTTAAGGGTGACGCGGCCCGTGCGGCCGGTATGGCCGGTATCTCAGTCAGTTTTCTCGACCCGCTCGATCAGGTCCAACAGCTCTCGCTCTGCAAGGGCGAGACCTTCAATGACGCCGCATTGGTGCCGATACTCGGGGTAATCAACGGCGCCGCCGCCGGCGATGTGGTCCGCGCGCTCGTTCAGCGCGGTGCGGATGTTGGCTCGCAAAAGGCGCAGCACACCGGTTTCGATGGGGTCTAGGATCATTTAGGCGATCCCCCCGGGTTCGGGTGGCGGGACGGACGATGAGGCCTGGGCCTGGCCGCCTTGCGTAGCCAGTTTCAACATGATCTCCGCCGCCTGTAGCTTTCGCGCCGCTTCCCCGGCCTCTTGCGCGGACTGCATCTCCCCAACCGACGCCGCAGCGGTTACGCCAGCCAGTTGATGCTTGGCCTGCGCCAGGTCTTGCACGGACTGCTTCTGGCCGATGGCCGCGGCGGCAGCCACGCCGTCCAGCGTACGCTTGACCTGCGCCGCCTCCCGCGCCATCGCGTTCTCCTCGTCCTGTGCCCGCGCCTTGTGTACCAACGCCGCATGAGCCGTGCGCTCTTGCGACGCAATGCGCTCCTGCTCCACGGCCAACTGTGCCGTGCGTAGCCGCACGTCCGCGTCCGCCATCTTGTTCTTCAGCATCAGCTCGTCGCGCGCGATCTGTAGCTCCGCCTGCTGCGCCTGCGCGAGAGGGTCCTGCGCCTGCTGCTGCTGCGCCATCTGTTGCGCCTCAGCCTGGTCTTTTTGCAGCAGCTTGACCGCGGCCAAGGCTGAAAGCCGGGAGATATCCACCTCGATATCCTCGGGCAGGTGCTCCTCCGCCGCCGGCAAGGTGACGCCAAGCTGTAGCTCAATCTCGCGCCGATACTGGAACGCGACGTGCTCGTTCATGTGCGCGGAGGCAGCAGCCATAATCGCGCCCGCCAAGGGAGACTGGCCGACAATCGCCTTGATTTTAGGGTCCTGCATCGCGGTCTGATGAACCTGGATGTGCGCCTTGTGATCCTGATACACGAACGCCTTGACGGGCTTGCCGTTCAAGATCGCCATGTTCTCCGTCACCGGGTCCAGGGGTTTCATCTGGTCCGTGCGCGGGATGATCTTATCCACGCCGCTAATGCCCAGAACCCCCAGCATCTGCCGATGCAACTCCGGCAGGTCATACATCTGCGGCGCTCCGGCCGCGAGCTGTAGCGCCGCTTGATACTGGACCACCCGCTGGGACAGGCTCGCCGCGTTGGGGTCCGTGACCGGGATCACATCTACGCGCCCGTCGTAATCCTTCGTTCGCGTCGTGCCGGGGTCCGTATCATAGTCGTAATCCGAACCCATGTTGGTCTTGATGATGTCCACCAACAGGTCGAGCTCTTGCTTGAGCGAGGCATGCAGCCGCGCCTGAACCGCCGACATCACCTTCATCGCGCGCTCCATCAGCGCGAGGGTGGTGCCGACGGGGGCCTGTTGATTGGCGTCGCCGATCTGAAGGTCTGCAATCGACGCGAAGCGCCGCCCCTCCTCCACCATGGTGCCGAGGAGCGCGGCCAGAACCTGCGACGGCTCTTTATACGGCAGGAAGGTGATAGCGTCCTTGATCGCCCCGCTCGGGACATCGACGTCGCGGAACTCGCCCGGCATCAGCGGCGTGCTGTCGCCCTTGATACGCAACCCCCGCGCCTTGAGCCCCGCCGGCAGGTTCGCCAGCGTCCCCGCGTCCACAAGCTGGCGCAGGATGCTGGTTGCACTCTTGGCGATGCCGCCGACCAGATGGATCAGCCCGAAGGCGTAGAACCCAAAGCCGGGGACGTAGCTATACTGGACGTAGTGGATACGCTTGAGCTTGAGCGGGTCCTCTTCCTTCCAGTTGCGATAGAGCGACAAGACGGTGCCCGACTGCTCGTCGATGGTCACGACATACGGCAGCGCCACGCCGGTAGGCTCGCCGTCTTCGTCGCAATCCTCGAACCCTTCCAGGTCCAACTCTACGTTGATCTCCAGCAGCGTGTGCCGGTCATCGTTCTGGACCATATCCTCGCCGGATAGGTCATCCTTGGCCTGTTGGATTTCCCGCACCGTCGTCGTAGGCTCGGGCAGCTCCACATCCGCGTAGAAGCCCACGACTTGCAGCTTCCGCACCTCGTTGGGGTATTTACGCATGATGTGCGTGTAGCGCGGGCAAGAGATAAGATCGCTGGCGCCGTAGGGCACCACGAAATCCTCCGCCGGAATATACATCGACACCGGGCGCCCCAGGCTGGGGTCGTAGTAGACCTTCTTGAACGCGGCGCCGGCCAGCGGCAGGCTGAACAGCAGCCGCTCATGCTCCGCGCGGAACTCACTCATGCGGTCCAACAGGAAGTAGTTGAGGTCGTGCGAGACCCGACGGGCCTGCTGCTCCTTCTCAACCGTGATGTTGCCGATGATCTTGGTCCGCACCGGGCCGCCAGCGGGGAAGGTCTCCATCGTTGCCTGGGACTGAAACCGCACGGCCGCTTCCGCCAGAATCGGATGGAACACGCCGCACGCGCCCGGCCACGGCGTCGACCGGTCCTCAATCTTCAGCCCAAGCAGGTCCAGGCCCTTCTTATACGTACGCTCCCAGTCCGACCGAGACAGCAGGTCCGTCTTGAAGTCCGACACCAGATCGTCGCTGATCGAGGCGAGCAGCTTGTCGTCCAGAAACTCCACCAGGTTAGACCCGAAGGCCGGCTCCAGAGGCTCTTCTTCGGCGCCGAACAGCAAGGTCACGCCGCCGCTGCCGTCCTCATCCTCGATGACGACTGCTTCTGGGTTGACGATGCCGATACGTAGGCCGCCACCGCCGCCATTATCATCGTCGTCACCGTCATCGTTCGCCAGGTCTGGCTCTCGGGACGCAGCGCGGCCTTTAGCGCGGGGGATACCAGACAGCCGTTCGCCACGAACGTCGCCGTACGGATTCAAGGCTTTAGCTATTGCCACTCACATACCCCTCGACGCCGGTTCAATAGTAGGGCTCCACATGCCGCCGCTCAGGCGCCTTATCGTAATCAGCGTCATAATCGGTAGCAAGTCTAATAAATCCGCCTTGCCGGTAGCGCATCAAGGCCATCACGGTGCTGTCCACCAGATCGTCATGATCCCCGTTAGGAAACGCCGCGCACGTCTCGATAAGCTCGTCCGCCCACTTGGTCTCCGGCGCCCAGACAACCCCGCTGGCAAACAGGTCCGTGACGCT